CCAGGCCTGATACGGCGATGCCGCCAACAACGCCGCCAAGTGCGCCGCCGATGGCAGTGCCTAGGCCGGGCGCGATAAATGTGCCGATAGACGCGCCGATCTTGGCACCAAGAGCGCCGCCTGCCCATCCACCTGCGGCCTGCCCGGCGGTGTCGACAATGGCCCCGGCCTTATCGCCGATGGTTGCCTGGTCATCGGCCATGATCTCGTAGGCTCCGTAGGCGGTGGCGGCTGCCAGACCCATGCCGCCAATGCGGCCAAGGCCACGGCCAAACCTGCCGCCTTTGCCCTTGGGGGTTTTGCCCGGCTTACCTGTGCCGCCCTCGGGCAGCACGGCACCGTCCTTGCCAAGCATGGCATCGCGCATGAGGGACATCTGCCCGTTGACAACGTAGACCGGCAACGGCAGCTTAAGCCCGGCAAGACCGCCCATGCCTTGAGCCATACGGCTGGCCATGCCTCCCGCAAAGCTCCCGCCCATGCGGGCAAGGCCACGCCCTGCAAGTTTGATCGCACCAAATCCAGCCAGCCCGGCGGCAGCGCCGCCCACCAGCAGCTCCTTGCCGCCAATTTTGCCGTCGTCCAGTACCTTGCCGATCGTGCGGCTGATCACGTCGTTGATGGGCTGCGCAAATTCATCTGCCGCCTTGCCTAGGGCGGCCTTGAGGCGGCCTACCTGATCGACGGAGTTTTTGATGGCGTCAGGCAGTTTTTTTTGAATAGTACCGCCTGCGTCCTTGATGTCGGCGTTCATCTTTTCGATATCTTCTAGGGCATTGCCATCAAGAAGGATACGAATGCCGCGCTGGGTGTCGAGGTCTGTTTTGGCAAAGGCAGAGGCAAACGCCTTGTCGCGTTGGGCATCTGTCTTAAAATGCTTGTACCGCTCGCGGATGTCCTTGAACACATCCACGGCGGCCCGCTTTTCGCCCTTGGCGTCATAAAATTTGACACCCGTGGCCTTGGCCGCATCCTTGAGGTAGTTGTTGTTGGTAAACAGCCGCAATGTGGAATCAACGAGTGTTGCCAACCGCTCGGGCTGGCGCTCAACAAGGCTTAAACGCTCGATAAAAGCCAAGGTCTGTGTAAAATCCATACCCGCATTTTTGGCGCTGTTGCCCACGCGGCCAAAGATGCTTGCCAAATCCTCCAGTTCGGCATTGCCCGCAAAGCCCGCCTGAGTCATCTGATCCAGCACAAGGGTTGCGGTTTTGACGTCGGCCAGGTCAAACTTGAATGCCTGCGCCGCCACGCTCATGGCGGAGCCGAGGGTCTCGGCTTTGGCTCCGGTGACGGCCATTGCCGGATTGATGGCCCGGATGGTGCCGAGAGCCTGCTCCCAGCTTTGCCCTGATTGGATAAGGCCGTAAAAGCCGTCCAGCAAATCCTGCATGGGTCGGCCTGTCTGACGGGACATGTCGTACAGCTCAGTGCGCAGGCTTGCCGCCTGCTGAGCCGAGGCCTCGCCCGTGATCGCCACACGGGCGAGGAACTTGTCCAGCTTGGCGCTGTCCATGACGGCCTGCGTGGCCTTGTACGTAACGCCAAGCCCGGCGATGCTCGCAGTATAGCGCCCTGCGAGCTGGTCCATACCTCGCCCCGCAGTGGCCGCCGCAGACCGCATGCCCGCAAAGGCAGCATTGGCCCGCCCGGCCATGCCAGACAGAGCCTGCGAGTACTGGCGGGCGCGGTCTTGCAGATTGCCTGCGAGATCAATGATGAGCGATGTTTTCATGGTGCGGCGGTCCTGATAATGCGGAGCAGGTTGCAAAGGCGGGGCGCGGGCATGTCCAGCGCCGTGGTCAGGGGGATGTTAGTCAGGCTGGCCAGCCGCACTGCCAGCATCAGCAGGTGCGGCAGAACNAGCATCAGTTNGCCCCCGTTTACCCATAGCTTCCACGGCTTTTTCCACGTGCGCGTCAAGGATAGCTACGCCCATTTGCAGCGCACTAAGATCAGTGACGGTCAGGCGTGCCATATCTTCCGGTTCCAGGGGGCCGTTAAATGTGCCGCCGTTGTCGTCCTCCAGGCGCGCAACCTGACGGCGCAACATTTCTCGCCCCATACGGGCAGGGCTGGATACGAGAGCGAAATCCCCGGTGGGAGTGGAAACGAGACGCTCTGAAGCCTCGCTGGCCTCTTGGACGTCACCGGCGTTGAGCTGGCGCAGTACGGCGATTTTGTATGTGACGGACCCGATGGTGAGACCATCCTTCAAATCAATGGGCAGGCGGTTGCCGGAGAGCAGCGTAATGGCGTTGCTGGCCTTGGGATCAGTAATTTTTTTCTTGGGCATAACAAAAACCTCCTAGCCGCTAGGCTAGGAGGTTTAAGGTACGCGTGTCTTTTAATTCTGGAGAAAAAGAGGTTCGTGGCTACAGGCGCTCGCAGGATTCCGCAGACATTTTGACGCCGACGGTGCCGTTTTCCGCGTCCAGAGCTTCCTGCGAGCCGACCCACGCATTGCGCAGTAAATAGCGGTCGCCGGTGTCACTCTCAAAGATAACCGTGGCGTTTTTGATGGCGTTGATGGCCGTGAGGTCTGTGTCCTTGGTGTGGTAGACCGAGGCATCCAGTTCTGGGGCTTTGGTTTTTTCGTTGTAGCCGTGAACCTTGCCGCCGCCGACCTTTGGCTCGCGCTCCACGCCACCGGGGTGGAGTTTGCAGCCGTCAGTGGTGCGCCACTGGTTGCCATCGACCTTGATGATTGCCTTGCCAGTAATCTGGGGCATTTCGTCCTCCTCTGTGTCGGCGGGATTTTGCCCGCTGGCGGCGTTGATCCGCGCCGGGCGGCTCCGGTTACATAGACAGCTATGCGCCCGTCGCCCCCGGCTCGCCCGCCTTGCCAGCGAACAAACTTACGCCGACGAAAGTTACAGAATGAATCTCGTAAGCATCGCAAAAATGCGGAACTGGTTGACCAGATCGGGAGCGGCCAGCACGTCCAGGCGGTTGCGGTCATCCGCGTTGCGCTCGACCAACAACCCCTCCTTGAAGGCGTCCGCATTTTCAACCAGACCCTTCTGTTCCAGCTCGCGGAAGAGGGCCAGCAGCTCGGCACGGATGACCGAGGGCGTAACAATGGCCTGGCCATCGCCGTATTGGGTGCCATCGTCCGCCAGTTTATGGCGCGGGAATTTTTGCGTGATGCGGGCATTGACCGCGTAGCGCCAGTAACCCAGCGTGGCCACGGTCTGCACGTCTAGATAGGACGGGTCAGCCGTGTCATATGAGTTGTGCTGATACATGGTGACTTCGCGCTCGATCTGCACGGTGCCGTCCTCGGTGACGCGATAGGTGGCGATGCCGTCCCAGAGCAGGATATTGCGCTCCTCCAGGCTCCAGCGGTCCTCGCGCGCGGGGGCTTTGATGCCCGTCAGCTCCAGCGTTTGCAACGGGCGGGCCGGGTCTGTTGCCAAGGAGACAGCGGCGCGCATACCGTAGGCTGCGGCAATGTCCCAGGGCGATGACGGCGACTTGCCCACGCACATGATGGACACAAGCTGGCTGTTGCCGCCGTTGCCATATGTGGACGTTTCCGCCAGCGTACCGCGATACGCCCCCCAGGCCTGGCACTCCTGCTGACGCATGGGGCCAAACTGCGCGTCCAGCCACACTTCCAGCTGCTCGCGCTCGGTTTTTTGCACCCAGGGCGTGACCAGGGCCTTCCACCATGTGTCGCCCAGCTTGGCGACGACTTGATCCATGTCAGGATCGGCAGCGCCGCCAGACATGGCAGTGATGCTGGCGCGCAGGCCCGTGGGCAGTGCATCCTCGGAAGCGTAGTTGAGGCGCACGTCCAGGGCGTTGCCCGTTGCCCCCTTCCAGCGGCAAGTCAGGTTGATGAGGCCCGCATTGTCAGCGGACGCCACGGCGGTGACGGGCAAGGTGCCGTCCGCGTTGATGGCGGCTGCCAGGCGCGCTGCCGTGGTTGCCAGAGTCTCCCCGGCCACGGCCTTTGCCCGCACCCGTGTGCCGCCTATATATAATGATACAACGCCAGTGACCGTGCATTGGCCCGTGAGCGTGACCAAGCCCTTTGCGGCTACTGCTGCGGCATCTTCCGGCACGGCCATGCAATACATTTCCAGCATGCTGCCGTTACGCAGGGCCATGCGGGCCATGCTTGCAATCTGACTGCCACGGCCCCACAGCCCGGCGGCCTGGTCGGCGCTCGTGATGAGCACGGGTTTGAGGGTCTCACCGGTATTGTCGGTTTCGGGGTGGCCCATGAGCAGTACGCGCCACTCCATCACAGGCGTACCTCGGACAGCGCCGGAGTTGTCAAACTCAATATAGGTCAGCGGCACGCGCACGTTGTTGCCGATGCCGTTAAAGCTGATTGCCATTAGTTGCCCTCCTCAGTAGTGCTGGAGGTTTTGGACTTTGCGGGTTGGGCTTGGGCGGGCTGAGTCGGGACGGTCATAGTAATTGTGACGTCTCCGTCCAGTTGCCGCCGCAGCCAGTAGGCTTTGTGGGGGCCGGGCGGGATTTCCGCACCTGCGTCGGGCAGTATCTCGCCCGTGGCGGGGTTGCGGACAACCAGGCCTGCCTTGGGGGTGATGTACATTTTATACCTCGCTGCTCGCCGGCGCGGTATCGGTGCCGGGCAGATAT